CGGATGATGGGATACCAATTTTATATGCAGGAGTGTGATAGATATGAGTTTTAGAGAAGCATGGTTTCAGCTTTTAAATGGCAAAAAAATTAAGCTCCCATCTTGGAGCGGATATTGGGCATGGGAAGACAATACGATCAAAATGCATTGTAAGGACGGTAAAGTGCTGGATATCAGAGAGACTGATAATGTGGCGTATACGTTTTTTAATGTTGCATCGCATGATTGGGAGGTATCTGAATAATGGATATTTCAACATTAGGCTCATGCGTAGCAATCGTTATGATTTGCTACATCGTAGGAATGGGCTGTAAAGCATCAAAAAGAATCTCTGATGAATGGATTCCGGCGATCATGGCGGTTATTGGTGGGATTCTTGGGGCTGTCGGAATGGGAATTATCCCGGATTTCCCGGCAACGGATTATATCACGGCAGTTGCAGTCGGTATGTTTAATGGACTGTCAGCCACTGGTGTGAATCAGGTTATTAAGCAGACAGTGCAGAAAGAATAATTAAGGAGAGGGTATCATGTATTCATCTAAAATTACACTTTTCAACTATTACGAAAGTGCCACGACAGGAGATGCGTACTGGTATCCTCATGTTTTATCTGGTGTCGACCTTATTACCGATAAAGGAGCAATCCTTAAGAAGTACGGACCAGATGCAACAGACAACGCACAGTTGCACGTACGCTATACTGTCCAGAACGGTGATATAACCATTGCTGACAGGAATGGTAAGATTCTCCCATGGGTGCCACATAAGGAGTGGAAAAGACAGATTAACAATGCTCTGGAAGATACTATTACATTCTCAGAGGAATCGTTTTTCTGGGAGGGTGAGTGGACTGGTGGAACAGTCACTGATGGTGATTACAGAAATGGATTCTATCAGTACATGAATGAGAATAAGGATAATGTGTTTAAGATTACCAGTGTTGGCGGTCCGTATACGCTGATTCCGCATTTTGAGATTCTAGGTAAGTGATATGAGTAAAATTCATCATTTCAAAGGATTCTCCGTAGTTGATGGAGATATGAAAATTAAACTGAATATGAACAGATTCTCCAGACAGTATCAAGAAGCTCAGTATCTCCTTGATGGAATGGTTATGGACAGTATGATTCCATTCATGCCAATGATCTCAGGAAATTTTATTAACCGTACAAGAGCAGAAAGTACATCTTTACAAGGCAGTGGAAAAGTATGTGCGGCGGCGGCTCCATACGGGCGCTTTCTGTATGAGGGTAAAACCATGGTTGACGAATCAACCGGAAGCCCTTATGCGAGACGTGGAGCAAAGAAAGTCCTTGTCAGTCAGTTCTCTGGTCGGACAGCTGCAAAGGAGAATCTTGAATACACCAAACAGGCACACCCACAAGCGCAAGCTAAATGGTTCGATGCCGCTAAACGACAATACGGTAGCACATGGATACGTAAAGTAAAAGCACAGGCAGGAGGCGGTAGACATGGCAGATAAACCTATCAGTAAAGATGCAACCGGATATGAAATTTTGACAGACGCCATGAAGGCACTTCTGAATCAGTATCCCGGGCTATACGAAAATGAAACAATCAAATTTGAGGAACTTGGCAAAGAATCCGGAATCGCTTTCTCAGCAGACAACGGAGCTTTAGTCTATTCGGAAAAAGAAGATGTATGTGGAGTAATGCATCAGGTATGCCAGTACCCATTTTATGTGGTATACCGAACAGCATCCGACAAGGAACGGCAGAAGTTATCTGTTCAGAAGTTTCTTGACAATCTCGGTAAATGGATATGTCGAGAACCAGTTATTATAAACGGCTCTGAGACACGTTTATCTGCTTTTCCAGAGCTTTCACAAGGAAGAGTAATAAAACGTATCACTCGTGATAATTCCTACGGATTAGAGCCACAGGAGAACGGCGTGCAGGACTGGTTATTGCCATTATCGGTACGCTACGAAAACAATTATGAAGTAATATAACAAGTAACAACCGGCTATCAATTGGAGATAGTCGCTAACCTACATAGCCTTTTAAAAATGATAGGCAGAAAGGACATTTCTATGCCAGTAACAGGAAAAATTGACCGTAAATATATGGCTCATTACATTGATTCAGGTTCCCTCTGCGGAGGACTGACACCGAAATATGAGCGTCTTGGAAAAGATCTGGAAGAGTATAACGTAGAACTCAATCCAGATACTGAAACATCTAAAAACATTCTCGGAGAATCCACATTCAAGCATAACGGCTACGAAGCTTCTTCTGACGCTGATCCGTTTTATGCAGACACCACATCAGACCTGTTTGAAAAGCTTCAGCAGATTGTAGACGAACGTCTTAAAGATGATAATCTGAAAACAAGTGCAGTTGAAGTACACCTCTGGAAAGAAGCAACAGCCGGTAAATACGAAGCATACAAGCAGGATTGCCATGTTGTGCCGACATCCTACGGCGGTGATACATCCGGCTATCAGATTCCATTTACCGTGAACTACGTTGGAGAGCGCGTCAAAGGTAAATTTGACATTACTTCCGGCTCATTCACAGCTGACAGCAAATAATTTTAGGAGGGTGTAGAAAATGGCAAAGACAATTAATACAAACATTGATGATGGATTTCTTCTTTTCACATTCACAAACAAACAGGGTGAAGTGTTCTCCTCATTCAAACTGAATCCTACCGACATCAACATTGCGGCAAGAGCGGAAGAATTGGAAACTTTCTTTGAACAGGCTCAGGAATCTGTTAAAAATGTTTCTTCCAGCAAAGAAATGGCAGAGATTAATAAGCAGATTGAGGACAAAATCAATTATATGCTCGGATACGAAGCATCTAAGGATTTATTTAAAGAACCAATTACCGCAACAACTGTTTTTGGAAATGGTCAGGTGTTCGCCTATATCGTTCTGGACAAAATCAATGAAGCACTTACACCAGAAATTGAAAAAAGAAAGAAAAAAATGCAGGAAGCAGTCAATAAGTACACGGAGAAGTATACAAAATGACCGCCTATGAGTTGCCCACCTCACTAAATATCAGTGGGGTGGATTTTTCTATCAGGACAGATTTTCGAGTAATTATTGATATTCTGGTTGCCATGAACGACCCAGAATTAGACGAACAAGCGAAAGCTATTGTTATGTTACAGATTCTATTTGAGGACTGGCAAAGTATACCCCCAGAACATCTTACAGAAGCTTGTCAGAAAGCCTGCGAGTTTATCGACTGCGGTCAAATTGATGATAGTCCGAATAAGCCTAAACCCCGTTTGATGGACTGGGAACAGGACGGAGACATGATCGTTCCGGCAGTAAACAAGGTTGCCGGAAAAGAAATCAGAACCATTCCGTACATGCACTGGTGGACGTTTTTCGGATACTTTATGGAGTCTGGCGAGTGCTTGTTCAACACGGTCGTTGGAATCCGTTCAAAAAAAGCAAAGGGTGAAAAGCTCGATAAATGGGAAAAGAAATTCTATCAGGAAAATAAAAACATCATTGATATAAAAACACGTCTCAGCGATGAAGAGCAAGCGTACAAGGATGCGCTGAATGAGATGTTGAACCTCAAATAGTTAGGAGGTGGACACATGGCTGCTGATGGCTCAGTCATTATTGATACCAGAATGGACACATCAGGTGTGCAAAACGGCGTATCAGCAATCAGACAGTCTTTTAACGGACTTGGCAGCGTAGTAAAAAAAATAGGCATACTGATTGGCGGAGCATTCGCAATTGGGAAACTGGCCCAGTTTGGGAAAGAGTGCGTAGAACTTGGCTCTAATCTGGCAGAAGTGCAGAACGTGGTTGATGTTACATTTACAACCATGTCTGATAAGGTTAATGAGTTTGCAAAGAACGCTATGACCTCAGCCGGACTGTCAGAAACGATGGCAAAACAGTATGTTGGTACATTCGGAGCAATGTCTAAGTCGTTCGGATTCTCAGAAGCACAGGCTTACGATATGTCAACAGCTCTGACACAGCTAACTGGTGATGTGGCATCATTTTATAACATCAGTCAGGACTTGGCTTATATCAAGCTAAAATCAGTGTTTACGGGCGAAACGGAGACACTCAAGGACCTCGGCGTGGTAATGACCCAGTCGGCACTTGACCAGTATGCACTGGCTAATGGCTACGGCAAAACCACATCTGCCATGACCGAACAAGAGAAAGTGGCTCTCCGTCTGGCTTTTGTGCAGAAACAGTTATCGGCTGCATCGGGTGACTTCATCCGTACTTCTGACAGCTGGGCGAATCAGGTGCGAGTGATGCAGTTACAGCTGCAATCTCTCAAGGCAACAGTCGGACAGGGGTTAATCAATCTCTTCACTCCTGTTCTGAAAGTTATTAATATCTTACTCGGTAAGTTAGCAACTCTGGCAAATGCCTTCAAGTCATTTACGGAGTTAATCACTGGAAAGAAGTCTTCTGGACAAACAGGCGCGAGTGGCGCAGGCCTTGCCGGAACAGATGCGATAGCTGATACGGCCGACCAATATGGAAATGCTGCCGACAATGCCGAAAAGCTGGCAGATGCAACAAATGATACAGCGGACGCAACCAAGAAAGCTACTAAGGCGGCAAAAGGATACCTTAGTCCCCTTGACGAAATAAATAATTACTCAACGGATAAAAGTGCAGATTCATCGTCAAAAGTACCGGGCGCAACCGGTGGACTTGCAGACCAGATGAAAAATGCTGTGCAAAATGTTGATTATGGAAAGGTTGCAGAAGGCGAGACAGTTCTTGATAAAATTAGTGATTCGGCAAAGAAACTTGCAAATTTGTTCAAAAAACTTTGGAAGCCTTTTCAGGACGCATGGAAAAAAGAGGGCAAGAACACCATTAACGCAGCAAACATTGCTTTGTCGGGAATTGCGAAGCTTGCCAAGAGTGTAGGCAGGAGCCTCATGGAAGTCTGGACAAACGGTACAGGTACGACAATGCTTACAACCATGCTAAGGATTGCTCAGAACGTGCTTAAAACTATTGGGAATATTGCATCCGGTTTTGCCGATGCGTGGAATAAGAACAATGTCGGAACGCAGATTATACAGAACATCGCAGATGCTCTTGTGGTGGTTATGCAGTTCATTGAGAGAATTGCCGCAGATACGGCAACGTGGGCGGCAAACTTAGATTTCTATCCGCTGTTAGAATCTATCAGTAATCTGGCAAGTGCATTTGCACCAATTCTGGAATCTATTGGAAATGTTCTTGAATGGATTTACAATAACATCGTTCTTCCGATGTTGAAATGGGTTATTGAGGTAGGACTTCCGACAGTGATTAATTTAGTCGCAAAAGTAGCAACTTTTCTTGCTGATCATCAGTCGATTGTTGAAGCGTTCGGCGCAGCCCTAATCGGAGCGTTCGCGGCAGCAAAGATTGCAGAATTAGCATCGGGAGTTATTAAAAGTGCATCTGGAATAGCTACAGCTGTAAAAGGACTTATCGCGTTAATGACTGGCACTGGCGGGATCATGGGTGGAATCAAGGCCATTGCGACAGCAATCGGTACTGGCGGGATTTTCGCGATCGCAGTCGGTGCTGCTATAGCAATCGGAGTTTTGCTGTACAAAAACTGGGATGAAATATGCGCGGCAGCAACAAAATTAAAAGACTGGGTTGTTGAAAAGACTCGTGAATTGTCAGAATCAGCAACACGTACATTAAGCAATTTGAAAGAAAAGATAGCTAATGTTTGGAATATTATTAAAACATCAACATCTACTACTTGGAACGCAATCAAAAAGACACTTTCTGGCCTTTGGAACTCTCTTAAATCCACAGCTAGTACAGTATTTAATACAATTAAAACTAAAGTTGTAAGCGTATGGGACAGCGTAAAGAACAAGACGTCTCAAACATGGGAAAACGTAACTACATTTGTTTCCAATAAAGTAGAAGCGATAAAAAATGCTATCACTAATAAGTTTAACGCCGCCAGAGATGCAGTCAAGTCTGCATTTGAAGGTATCGTGAATTTCATCAAAGCTCCGATTAATCAGGCAATCAGCATTGTTAATAATGCAGTTGGAATGATTAATAATGCAATTGGTGGAATTGAATCTGCTTTCTCTTTCGGGCCTTGGACTGTTCCAACACCATTTGGTTCAAAGACTATCGGATTTCATGCAACATTTCCACGTATCGGAACTATCCCATATCTGGCCAGTGGTGCAGTTATTCCACCGCGGAGTGAATTTCTTGCGGTATTAGGTGACCAGAAAAAAGGCAATAACCTGGAAGCGCCGGAAAGCTTGCTGCGACAGATTGTCCGGGAAGAGTCAGGGAAAGGACAGGGAAACGGAAACACTTACAATGTTACAGTCAATGCATCTGGCAGAAAACTATTAGACATTATCATTGATGAAGCAGAGCTTAGGAGACGCAGAAATGGCGGTCAGAATCCATTCTTGTTAGGAGGTGTGTAAATGGCACAGGAACAGTTTAAGATTGATGGGGTCACTATAAAGGCCCCTGACACATATAAGCCAGTGTTCGCAACTACATCCACAGAAAGTTCTAAAAGAAGTCAGGATTTAGTTATGCATAACGCACCAATGGGAACCATTGCTGGGTATGACATGGAATGGGGTGAACTTAAATGGGACGAGATCGCGAATATTCTAAATTTGATGATTAATAAAAGCCAGTTCACTTTTCATCATAAGGACCCCAGAACTCCGGGCAAATGGGTCGACAAGACGTTCTATGCATCTAATTTCAACATGGCAGCGCAAACGCTCAAAGACAATGAAGAACGATGGACAGGATTAACTATTAATGTAAGGAGCATTCGACCGGTATGATTAATGTTACAAATCAGTTAAAAACAGAATCTCTCTTAAATAGTAACTATTATGTTACGGCGAATGCAGTACTGCGTGATGGGACAATTTTAAACCTGGAAAAAGAAGATTTCTACCTTGACGGAAACGGAATTGTAGATTCTTCTGATTCCGGGGACTTCCCGATAGGTGTAGCTATTGAAAAAACAGCAACATTGGCACTGGTCAATGATGATGATAGGTTCTCTGACTACAACTTTGCCGGGGCACAGTTCACTCTATTTTTAAATTTACAGCTATCTGATAGATTGGAGACTATTCGCCGTGGTACATTCATTGTATCAAAAAAACCCGCCACGTCCGATGAAATCAATCTTACTTTGCTGGACTATATGAGTAAGGCAGAGACAGGCTACAATACAAACCTTGTTTTCCCATGCTCTGTCAGAGAGGTTTTAGAAGATGCCTGTCAGCAGACCGGGATTGTGCTGGGTGATGCAGTATTTAAAAATGCAGACTATCAGGTACAAAAGAAACCGGAGAACACCACTTTCAGAGCAGTAATCGGTATGGTTGCAGCTTTGGCAGGTGGTAACGCTCGCATTGACGAGAATGATAATTTGCGAATCATCACTTTTGACGATGGTACAGACACTATTACCTTAGAAACAGTTCCATGGTGCGACATTAACGGAAACACTATTCTTGACATTGATAGTAACGAGATTGAGACAATTCTCGAGCGAAAAGGATTTAAGCCAAATTTTATCAATAACCTTACCTATGATGTTGACGATGTAGTTGTTACTGGGGTCAAGTATACAGATAATGAGACGGAATACAAGTACGGTACAGACGGATATGTCATCACGATTGACAACAAGCTTCTGAGTGACAATGAACAGACGGGTGTTGACCTGATCGGAAAAGAACTTGTTGGTATGAGATTAAGACCATTCTCTTGTGACAGCATAGCAATAGGATACGCCACATTTGGAGATAGAATTACATTTTCCGACATTAAAGGCAATATTTACTATTCATATCTGACAGATGTAGACTTCGCATTCTCTGGCAGTACAAGCTTCTCTTGTAATGCAAAGAGCATGGAAGACATCAATGCTGACTATCCAGACAGCATGCAGGTCGAGGTCGACAACATAAAGAAAGATTCTGAGAAAAAGATTACTGCCTATGACGCAAAATTAAAGCAAATGAACGAACTGGCGGCCAACACCCTTGGATTCTACTATACGGAAGAAATTCAGGCAGACGGCTCGACGGTATCATATCGTCACGACAAGCCTACGCTTACTGATTCTAAAGTAATCTACAAGACGGGCGTTGATGGATTCTTCTTGTCAGTAGACGGAGGCCGGACTTGGAAAGCCGGATTTGACAGCAACGGTGATGCAGTGCTGAACATTCTGTATGTTATCGGCATTCAGTCTGACTGGATTAATACTAGGGGATTCACGGCAAAAGACAATGACGGAAACATTACGTTCCGCATTGATGCAGAGACAGGGGCTGTCAATCTTAATGCTACAGAACTCACGATCAAAGGAAAAACGCCTGAAAATGTCGCAAATGCCGAGGTTGAGAAATTTATTACAGAAGTGTATTCTCCACAGATTAAAGTTCTTCAGGAGCAGATTGACGGACAGATAGAAGCATTCTTTGGAGACTATGTTCCTGATGGCAATAATGAACCGGCGTCCACTTGGACAGATGACACAACTAAAGAAAAGCACTTAGGCGACCTGTTTTATATTGTAAACAACGAAGAATATGGTGGACAGGCTTACAGATATGCAAAGATTAATGGCGAATACAAGTGGGATTATGTAAAAGACACTGCGGTGGTCAAAGCTCTGGCTGATGCGGCGCAGGCACAAAACACGGCAAATGCAAAGAAGAGAATTTTCGGAGCAGAGCCGGTTCCACCTTACGATATTGACGATTTATGGGTTCAGGGAAAGACAGGGGACATTCTTAAGTGTCAAAAGGCAAAGGCAGAGGGCGCAAGCTATGACGCCGATGACTGGGTGAGAGCATCTAAGTATACAGATGATTCAGCAGTTACAGCCTTTATCAAGGGCGTTTTTGCCGATACGATTGAAAGCCTCCAAGAGCAGCTTGACGGCAAAATTCAGACCTGGAGCCAGGATACAGACCCGGCGCTTGAATGGACAGAAACAGAAGAGATTCCGTGGACAGATGTTGATGGCAATTCCATTCTGGACGTAGGTGGAAATGAGATTTTAATTGTTTGGGAAAAAGGCAAATATATCCACAAAGGAGACCTTTGGCAGAATACCGCCAATAACGCTAACACGCGCTGGCGGTGGGACGGAAATGAATGGGTTGAACAGAAAGCCCCGGATTATCTGTTTGATAAGATTGATGGGAAAGCAGCAGTTTATTTCGAACAACCTAAACCGCCGTACAACATGGGAGATTTCTGGGTCACATCAAAAGCAGACGGCGAAGCTTCTATTAAAACAGCGGTTAGAAGCCGGTCGGATGGTACATTTACTGACACTGACTGGATTGATTTCAAATATGTGGACAAAACCGACATTGATAATGCAGTCAAAGAGTATGATACAAGCCTTGGACAGGATGAAGTATTTAATAAGCTGACGAACGGCGGTGAAGACCAGGGAATTTATATACAGGACAAGAAACTGTATATCAATGCAAATTACATCCTTGCAGGCGTTTTGGCAGGCAAATTTATCAATGCGAAAGGAATTAAGGTTATTGACAGTGATAACCAAATCACTCTCCATATTGATGATAGTGGAAAGGTGCACATCGCTGCGACAGAGTTCTCATTAAAAGGAAAAGCTGTCTCTGAAATAGCAAAAGATACCGCGTCCAATACTGCAACAGAAATCGCGACAAAATATGCAACGTTGAATGTGCTGTTATCAAATGAATTCCAGGGAATCCCAACAGATTCGTCCGGCAAATATACCACATTTCCTACATGCGAAACTACGGTAACTGTGTTATATGGCGCTGAAAACGTAACCGCGCAGTCAAACATTTCATTCTCTGCGGAAAACGGAATAAGTGGTTCTGCGTCAGGGGCAACGTACACGGTCTCTGGACTGTCCGTGGACAGTGGCACAATCACAGCAACTGCAACTTACAATGGGATGACCGCAAAGAAAGAATTTGTAGTTGTGAAGCAAAAACAAGGTGATACTGGAAATGGAATCTCGAAGATTGTACAGCATTATCTCGCTACGTCCAGTTCGTCTGGTGTATCAACAAGTAGTTCTGGATGGACAGAAACCGTGCAGATTCCAACACAGGACAATAGATACCTGTGGAATTATGAGGAGACTTTCTTCACAAACGGGGCTAAGACGACAACACTTCCTTGTGTGATTGGCGTATACGGGGAAAAAGGCAAAGACGGACAGGATGGAAAAGATGCCAGTGAAATGACACAGTTGGAGATTTTTAATAAATTAACCAACAACGGGGAAACACAGGGGCTATATCTTTATAACAACAAGGTGTATCTGAATGCCTCGTATATTGACACCGGGTATCTGGCCGGATGGGAAGTTGGATATAGAAAGCTTTCATCAAGTGGCACGTATGGAGAAGTAACGCTAGACGCTTCAGCTGGGGAAATCTATTCAAGGACGGATACAGGAGTATATGTGCCGGGGTACGGGACATTGTATGGAACACGAATTAGAGGAATCAATCTTTATACAGGAACCCTACACGCAAGCTCAGTCTCGGTTAATACCAGTGTTTCGGCGAGCAATGTTTCGACATCAGGAAAAGTTAAAGCAGGTACGCATGTAGAAGCCAGTGGACACTTTTACAGCCTTGGCAAAGGTACCGACCTCGCAGATTTGAGTGTGCGTGGAACAAAGAAGAGGATTTTTCCAACAAAAAACTATGGCATACAGGCATTTTATTGCTATGAAATGGCATCCCCCATGTTTGGAGATATCGGAGAAGCGTCCATATCAGAAGATGGCACATGTCTGATAGACATAGACGACATTTTTCAAGAATCTACCAATGTAGGGATTGAATATTATGTTTTCTTGCAAAAGGAAGGAGATGGAGATTGTTGGGTAGATAAAAAGGAACAGACATATTTCATTGTAAAAGGTACTCCGGGACTTAAATTTGCATTCGAAATTAAAGCGCGGCAAGCTGACTATGAGCACATGCGGTTTGCCGATGCGAGTGAGACAGCTTATGACAGGGCGATAGACACAGACATGCCAGAACCAGACTACGGCGAAAGCCTTGAAGTATCAGAACCAGATTATGAAAAGGAACTTTTTAATGACAGGGAAAACATTATTGACGAAATGGGGAAAATATAATGAAAAAAATTCTTACAAGTTTTATGAATCTTAGCACAGGAGAAGGAAGCCGTATCGCTTACACCTATTCCGAGGTAAACGAGGAAACAGGAGAAGTTGTCAGCCAGAACAACAAAGGCAATTTCCTTGTGATGAATGACGATGTACAGGCTCATCTTGATGCAGTCAAGAAATATATCCGGGACAAATATTTAGTATAAGGAGGAAACAATTATGCCAAAGTGGACAGATTATACTATAAAAACTACAGTAGCTGATAATGATGAGATTATGACACTTGATACGGCAGGGAAGGCAAATAAACGCCTTTCACTGTCTACTCTTTCAGACTGGGTACTTGGAAAAATTGCTGACAAAGTATTTGAGAAGCTTCAGACGAACGACAAAACAATTCTGGGAGCGATTAATGAATTAAATAGTAATGCCTCTCTTGGCACGATTACCGGTACAAATTCTTTGGAAGAATATAGTGTTTCATCCGGTAAAAAGCCTGGTGTATATAAATTGGCAGGTGTTGTAATTCCGGGAATTTCAAACGAAAATTGGTATGGCGCTCTCGTCCTGCTTCAAACATATGAAGTACAGATTGTGATCGTTGGCGCAGGTAAAGTATTCGTCAGAGATAAAACTGGACAACCTGCAATTTGGCAGCCGTGGCGAAAATACAACCAAACAATCATACAGCAATAGTGTGTATTCCCATTTAATTCATTAAAAAATGGAAAACTTTCGTAAAACCTCTACCTATTTATAAGGAACAGTACAAAGGTTAATCAAGAATCAGTCAGATACAATCATCACAAATATGTTATTTAGCATTATCCGGCAGGCAATCACCTGTCGGATTTTTAAATTGGTACAGAGATGCCTTAATGCTAAATGCTATAATCAGAATTAGGTAAGAATCTTTGCGAAAGGAGCGGGCAACATGACAACTGAACAAAAGAACGTCCTGAGAAAGATTATTTATACAGTCGAAACCGGCGGGCAGATTTATGGACAGCAGGATTATTCGGACTTCACAGAAGCCTACACCAATTCTTCTGAAGAACACGCAATTACAATCGGTGCCGGACAGTGGTACGCAACCGAAGCACAAACACTTTTGAAACGGATTCATGATGCAGATACGGAAGCATGGAGCCGACTGGATAATATCGGGTTATGGGAACAGGTGCAGGAAGCAGATTGGTCTTGTTTTAATATTTCCAGAAACAGCCAGTTTGCAAATTTAATCGTACGGCTCATATCGTCTAAAACCGGCGTTAAATGCCAAGATAACCTTATGGATGAACAATTAGCCGCCTATACAGAAGAAGCCCTTAAACAGGGCGTTACGGACACTAGAGCGCAAGCCATGTGCGTGAACTTTAGACACCAAGGTGGACAGGGAGCAGTAACAAGGATTTTGGCAAAGACCCAGAAACCATATACACTCGATAATCTCTATGCAGCCTGCCAGACCGATACAGGGAACCAGGTCGGGGCATATAAGAGCCGGCAGAGATTTGTTTATAACGCATTAAAGACATATTTTCCAGAAAGTGAGGATAAGAGCATGAACGCAATTGACAAATTAATCCAGATCGCAAAGAATGAAGTTGGATATCTTGAAAAAGCAAGCAATAGCCAGCTTGACAGCAAGACAGCAAATGCAGGTTCCAATAACTATACAAAATATTGGAGAGATGTAAAGCCATCTTATCAAGGACAGCCATGGTGTGCCGGCTTTGTGAGTTGGTGCTTCATGAAAGCTTTTGGACAGGAGAAAGCAAAGGAACTCTTAAAACACTGGCCTTATGTGTACTGTCCGACACTTGGCAATCTGTTTACAAAGAATGCTAATCCAAAGATTGGCGATATCGTAATCTTTTACCGTAACGGAACATTTACTCATACCGGTATAGTAACAGCCGTGATTGGAGACATGTTCTATACCATTGAGGGAAACACTTCCGGTGCATCCGGTATAATCGCAAATGGCGGCGGTGTCTGTGCAAAGAGCTATCTTAACAGCCAGATGCCTGGAACAAAATTCTGCACCCCAAATTACAGTTTAGTTAAAAATACAACGCCAGTTTCAGACTCAGATACAGTCAAAAAGCAGAACACAAGAGCTTACATTGCACAGATTAAAAAAGACACAAAATGTTATACAAAATCAAGCAAAAAAAGCCCGTCAAAGCTGTTTCCGAAGCTGAAAAAAGGTGCAGTTGTAGAGGTGATGAAGTACACAAAAACCGACAGTTCGGGACTTAAATGGTACTTCATCCGCATCCCGCATCCGACAGAAGGATTTGTTTTTGAATTTATTCCAAAAGGTACATTCACCAGAATTACAGAAATTCATAAATAAAAACTCCCGGGGATAGCACCCCGGGAATCATGTTTCTTATAACATATTGTATCATTTCGTTTTGTAAATCCTATTAGTTCGTTGGACACACGTTAGTCACAAACAAAAAAATCATTTCCTAATTAAATATCCTCTAAAGTACTGTATTCAAAGGATTTTCTGACATTTGCATAGTTCTAATTAATATCCTGATTGAATACAATTAGAATAATGAAAATGAAATGAGTGAACTCCTTGTAAAATCGCTGAGAATGTTGATTTTACAAGGGTTTCACGCGTTTTTATGTTCTGAATTGTGATGAATAAAATTGATAAAATAAGATTCCGTTAGTCACAGTTAGTCACAAATGGGACTTTTATCTTTTCAATCTCTGTTCGGAGCTCTTCTAGCGTCCTGTGTCCATATACCGCGTTTGTAACATCTCCACCAAAAGAATGGCCGAGCATTCGCTTCCGGTCGTTCTCCCGGACGCCGTATTTTTCGCACAACGCAGAAAAGGTGTGTCGACAATCATGCGGCGTGTGCTTCGGATCACCGACGATTTCTAAGTGTTCCAGTGTAGGATAGAACAGCGCTTTTCTGTGATGCTGCTGAGTATATACGCATAGTTTTCCATCTTGTGTCAGCACTTTCTGTTCGACAAAATGGTATATAGCGGGATGTATCGGGACAATTCTGTTTTTACCGGCTTTTGTTTTGATACCACCTTGGAAGTATCTTTCTTCTAAGTTGGTCGTAAGTTTTAGCACCTCACCGATTCTCCAGCCGGAGTAACACATAATAAGAATGAGCTGCACTTCTGGATCGTCGGTATTATTCCATAGCACTTGCATCTCCTGATCAGAAAATGGCGTTCCATGTTCGGTGTCATTATCAGCATTGACATGGACATATAACGCCTTATTTTCCGTTACAATTTCTGAGTAAACAGCGTATTTATACATCTGCTTGAACAGTGTAAGAATTGCCATGAGACTCTGACGCTTTAACGGGCAGTCATCAATTACCTTTTGCAGATCAGGCGCTTTTAAATCCTCGAATACACGATTATACAGAGCCGTGCAGTTTGAGTAAGCAGTCTGGTAAGCTATCTTTGAGCTATAAGAAAGTTTTGAACCCTCTGGAAACTTCCATGTGTAAAACTTCTCATATACCTCTGAAAACGTCAATTTCTTGATTTCCGGGTGTTTATCCTCGACACCCTTGATTGTATTGTAGTCAGCAATCAAGCGGCTTATAAGAGCATCTATGTCGGTTGTAGGGGATACCTCAAGAGTCCGCTCCATGCCGGGTTGATACGTGCCGGCTTTGTAAGCTGTCAGAATAGAGAATCCTTTCAGCCAGTCATCAACGTAGCAGATCGCCGGTGGACGGACCACCTTTCCGGTTGCATCCAGTGTAGCCGGTGGGTGCACTGCATAGCAGTTTCTTCGATTCTTGCCAAGATACCGAATAGAGCCGAAGTTATTCGGCAATTTTGGATATTTCTTTCTTTTCTTCGCCATTTTTATTCCTCTTTTCTTTATAGCTGTTTTTAGGTATAAAAATAACAGCCGAACAAATTTTCTGTCTTGTTCGACTGCTCCGAAGATGATACAATATGTTTTGCCAGAATATTACATTTCTTCGGAGATGTATAAACGCCACCTCGGTACGCCAATGCCGGGGTGGTTTTTATTTTTATTCTATTTCTTCAATATCGACTGAATATCCGAGAACTTCTCCGACAGTTGTGCATTTTCCCTTTAGTGTGACTGTATCACCTTTTGCCATTGATGCGACTTTCGAACGCTGCTCATCATTTTTAATCTGGCACTGAACGCCGATTATCGCATATTCATCGTCAGGATAGAGGGAGATATATTTTCCAGATGAATCAATGTTCCCGAGTCTACCAGTGATTTCTAAGTATTGCCCTTTGTATTTATCAGATGCTCCAAGTGCGTTATCATCAAGCTGAGACATCATATCATTGACTGATACGGCTGTGTATTCAATTGGTGTAGGTGTATCAGTTTCTTTTACAGATTCCGTCTTTGCAGATGTGCTGGAAGAAGACGTGGTGTTTGAATCCGAATTTCCACCAACGGCACCGATAACGCCAATGGCAACAACTGCTAAAACTACCCATTTGAGTTTTCCACCTTTTTTCTTACTCATAGAATTGCTCCTCCTAATAGCTTTATTCGCCACGCTTCGCACTTTTTATGCGGATTATGCATTTTGCATCGCTGATTTTGCAATATTATGTAAAGTACGGTTATTCGTGGTATTTTTATTCTATCATTTTAAGAGCATATTGTAAAGATTTAGAACGAAATAGAGTGATTTAAATGAAAAAGAAATGTTTTTTTTCTATAAAATAGTGAGAGTTCATGTGTATCATTGGCAGTTGCCAAGAGTCGGAATAGGTGGTATAATAGCAAAAGCGAACTAATGTTCGGTTATATTTCCCACAGCCGAACATATACTGTAGTGTAGGCGGTAGTTGCGACAGGGAGGGGTATTTATGGATTATAAGAAAGAGATTATTGAAATGATAGATAAAATAAATGATGACAGTCTGCTTGAATTCTTCTATAGATTCATTGCCAGAGTATTAAAAAACCGGGGAAATTAATCCCCGGCTTTATTTTTGGAATAGAGAGCATCTACGTAGCCATAAACTAACTGTTGGTCGTCTTTTGGAAGATTAGTGAGTTTTTCAATGCAGGACAGTAGCTGCGGATTTCCTGAGATATCTGCGACTAATTCTGCATTGTCTGGCTTATGTTCCGTCCATCCCATTAAGTAAGCAGGCGATACGCCTAATGCCTTAGCATAGTCACGCACTTTCTTTATAGAAAGTTCTCTTGAATTTTCAACCTTATTCACGGAAGATCTTGACTTATATCCAAGTTTTAATGCCAGTTCTTCTTGCGTCATGTCTAAATTTTCACGGCACTTTCTAATTCTTTCTCCTATGTTCATGGAGTTTACCTCCTTTCTGCTTACAATGAGAGTATAACATGTGTTGAAAAATATTTCAACATTTTTTGAAAATATTGTTGACAAAAATATCAACACGAGTTATAGTGTTAAATGTAGACAGAAACATCAACAAAAAGAAAGGAGGAACAGGAATGGTTGATACTCCATTGCTTGAACAGAGAATTAAAGACTCTGGAAAGAAATATGGATATTTAGCTGAGAAACTAGGCATTTCAAGGCAATACTTCAGGATGAAATGTAAAAATAAGGCCGATTTTACGAACAGGGAAACAGATATTCTCTGTAGTGAACTTGGGATTACATCTCTTACTGAAAAAGAAAAAATTTTCTTTAAAAAGTAGACAAAATTATCTACAAAGATCTTAACTAGAAAGGAAGTGAAAACAGTTGAGCAGATATAAAAAAGAAACCGATGAAGCCATAAGAAGACTCAGTGAGCGTTTCTGGGATTTACAGGACCAGACCAACAAAATAAAGGAAGCTGTTCTGACAGGAGAAAAAGGCGATTTGAAAATGCCAGAGAAAAGAGAGTTAGAACCTGGTGAGCCGATTCCTTTTGGCGGAACGGTAGATGTGGACTGTATCTTTCCAAAAGAGCCGTGTGAGCAGGTAGATGTTGAATTTTCGGTAAAGGAATTATTACAAATGTATACACATTATGTAGATTCGCTATCTACCGACACACACGTTTTAGCAGTTATTTCAATAATTGCTCTAATAATTTCAATAGTGGCTCTGCTTGTATAGAAATCGAAAATATACCAGTAATCAACGCGATAATTGATAAAATCGTTGTTATCCAAAAACGGGAAATGTCTTGGAAGTAAGCTTTTATAGCAACTTCACCTTCTTGGGAAATTATATACTCGTGTTTTCCATCTCTGGCACGACTTAAACAGTTTTTCCGAAAAAGGTAAGTGCAAGCATCAATTTGTCGCTGCTTTCTTGGATTGTATCCATGATTTTTCAGAGCCTTTTTCAATATTTTATATTGAAATTTAGTAATCACATTTTCACCTCCCCTCTACTGGGAGTATATCACAAGAAAGGAGACTTATGAACGAATTACAGATTTTTAATTCAGGGGAGTTCGGAGAAATTCGAACAATAGAAATTGACGGGAAACCGTATTTTGTTGGAGCTGACGTTGCGAAAGCACTTGGCTACAAGGACACGGTTAATGCACTTAAACAGCATTGCCGTGGGGTGGTAAAACACCACCTCACAGATTCTCTCGGCAGGAATCAGGAAGCGAGTTTCATAACAGAGGGAGATTTGTACCGATTGATTATGAAATCGAAACTTCCATCGGCAGAGAAATTTGAATCATGGGTTATGGATGAAGTTCTTCCGACGATCAGAAAGACAGGCTCATACCAGAAACCACTGACGACAGTTGAACAGATACAGGTTATTGCGACAGGATTCTTAGATCACGAAGAGCGGCTTAACAGACTTGAAAATACCATGACTATTGACTACGCACAGCAGGAATCTATTAGAGACTTAGTGTCAAGTGTCGTAATTGCTCACCTTGGTGGGAAAGAGTCAAATGCTTACAAGGAAATTGGCAAGAAAGTATTTGCTGAATGCAACAGGGATATAAAGACTTACTTCGCAGTAAACGCCCGTAACAACATCCCTAAGCTGAGATTTGAAGAATCTATGGAATATGTTAAGAACTGGCATCCATGTACAAATACAGTAATGTGCATCAGGGACTGCAATGCTCAAATGTGTATTGAGTAGAAAGGAGCGTAAATGGACGCATTACAATTTAATAAAGCCGTCAGCCAGCACTGCAAAGAATCTGGTGGAGACTGTTGCAAATGTGACCTACGGCTTTACTGTTACCTATCGCCAAGTGAGCGACCAGATGAGTTAGTGAGCCTGGTTATTGATTTTTTGCATAACCACATTGAAAACCATGGTCATTATACCCATCACAGTGCGGCTTCATTTCCGTGTATTGATGATATGGACATGAGCACCGCAGTAGGCGGCGACTGTTACCAGAAACCTCATACTCTTCATAAACAGTCACGTGTTTGTGAATCTTGTGGCAATGATACAGTCGTGTAATTGTTTCAACCATATAATTCCCCTTTCGTTATACTCGGCATGTCGGTGCCTGTAAATGCATTATAGGTAGAGGGGAAAGGAAATACAATAGGTTGAATAAAAATCGTATTAAGAGATAAAAGCAAAGTAAGGAGGTAAAAAATATGAAACGCCATCCGATTATGGAATATGTGATTCCAGCAATTGTAGCAAGTGTGACAACAGTTTTAATCCGTTTAGTGCTAGGGTGGTAAGAATTGAAGCAATAATGAAAGGAGTAAATATATAAGCGAAGTTGATGCTTACATCAAGGAAAATACAAGGAGGAAAACCAATCAATGAAAAAATTCGAACTGACAGCAGAGTCAAAAATCAACATCTTTGGAAAGAAGCTTTTCCGTATCAAGGCGCTTATATCATTTGGAGATGTAGAAGAGGGAGAAACTGGTGGGTGGATTGAGAAAGAGGAAAACCTTGAACAGTCCTCCGGCAATGCATGGGTCTACGGCAATGCAGAGGTCTACGGCAATGCATGGGTCTACGGCAATGCAGAGGTCTACGGCAATGCAAGGGTCTACGGCAATGCATGGGTCTCCGGCAATGCAGAGGTCTACGGCAATGCAAGGGTCTACGGCAATGCATGGGTCTCCGGCAATGCAAGGGTCTCCGGCAATGCAGAGGTCTCCGGCAATGCAGACTATACAACCATTCATGGTTTCGGCACTCAGTTCCGTACAACTACATTCTTTCAGTGCGAAGATAAGCAGATCAGAGTATCTTGCGGTTGTTTCTTAGGAACAATTCCAGAGTTCCGCGAACAGGTAAAAAATACCAGAGAGGGCAAAATTGCGGAAGAGTACCTTATGATTGCCGACCTGATGGAAAAGCATTTTGTAAAAGAAAAAGAAAGTGGTGAATAATTATGACCCCAGAAGAAGTAAACCTTTACGTCAAAGAAAATGCAGAAGTTCATCAGTTCGCTGCAGAGGTTGCAAGAATCATATCAGGCATTCCACAGATGCCGGAATTTTCAAACGAACGCCTGACAGTATCAGACGTGAGCAAAATGACAGGCATTCCTACACCATCTGTCAGAGCAGGAATCATCTATGGATGGCTGCCTATCGGTACGGCGTATCGTGGGAATAAAGTGATTCACGACAGAAAAGGTTCTGGCAGAATAGAATTTGTTATCTCTCCAAGAAAGCTCTGGGAAGAAACAGGATACATCTGGAGAGGAAAAGAAGCATTAAAGTGATAGTGCCCCGGCGGTGAAGCACCACCAACCGGAGCGTTGCACTTACTAATCTACGCTTAGTAGGTACAGGTTAATTATAACTTCGTATCTGCTAATTGTAAATACCAAAAAAGGAGAAATTAGCACGATATGAGCAGAAATAGCACAAATAAATGTGAAAATGTTCCGACATGGGACGAACTTGAGTTCATTCTTGCGACAGAAATTGTCGAAGAAAGTAGAAAAAAAGCAAGAAAATGGTTCATGGCATGGATTGTGACCGCAGCCGCGCTGGTAGCAAGCAATCTGTCGTGGATTATGGGAGAAATGAAATGAAAGAGTATATGCTAATTGCTGTTTGTATGCTTGCCGGGAAATATGTGGACATACCTATTTGGCTGAACATCTTTTTTGGCATCTCGGCAGCATGGGCGGTTCGCCAGATGAAAGCAGACTGGCAGTAGGAAATAAGGAGGATAAGGAAATGTTCGAGAAAGAAATTGACGAAATTTATGAACTTTGTAAAAGAGTTGTGAATGAAGTTCCGACAGCTAGTATTACATTTGAATATTCAAATTATGGTCTGAACGTAAGGGGGGTTAAAAGAAAAGACAATATTTGTCTTCCCGAAGGCAAATTTAAATGGGATTTATATCAGAATGTATCTCTTGATCCATTTTTCGAGAAAGAAAGTCGTGAAAAGCTCAATAAAATCAAAGCATTCTTGCTGGAACTTCTGATAGATGGGAAGTGTCCAAATGAGTAAACAGATAGCAATTATGAAACTTCTTCCCAGTCTGGAGATAGCAGAATGCATTAACGAATTGCTCAGAGAGCTTCAGTCCATAGGGGATCACATTTTGGATTATGAAAACTGTGATATATCTCTGGATCATATCGAATGTCATGAGACGGATACATTGTATTGTTTCTTTAAAAGAGAGGAGAAAAGATAATGAAATTGTACGAAATTGATAACGCAATTATGGATTGTGTAGACATGGAAACAGGAGAAATCATTGATGTTGAGAGGCTTTCTGCTCTTCAGATAGAAAGAGATCAGAAGATTGAGGGTATCGGTTGTTGGATTAAAAATCTTCTGTCAGATGCAAAAGCCTTAAAAGAAGAAAAAGATAACCTTGCAGCACGTCAAAAAGTTGCTGAGAACAAAGCAGCTTCATTAAAAGAATTTCTTTCAAAATATCTGGATGGTGAGAAATTTAAGACTGCAAAGGTATCAATTTCTTACAGAAAAAGTGATTCTGTAGATATTTCAGCGAATGCAACTGTTCCTGAGGAGTTCCTTAAATATGCAGAGCCTACACCTGACAAAATCGGATTGAAAGCTGCATTGAAAGCCGGAAAAGAATTTCCGGGAATTTCACTAAAAACTTCTCAGAATATTCAGATTAAGTAGGAGAGCGCTATGAGTGATTTTGAAATCCGTATTCCGGCGAGAAAGAAACAACCGGCAACTGATAAGGATAACCCTGTCGTGAAAGTTTCAACAGGCGCATATAACGCACTGGTTGAAATTTATAACGAATCAACCTTATCAATGAAAGATATCGCAAGTTTGCTGATTATTGAAAGCAGTAAGCACGTGGTTTATGACAAAGAGGAATAGAAGTGAATATATATGAGAAGTTAGGCATTATTCAGTCAAAGCTGAAAGCCCCTAAAGGACAGTACAATTCCTTCGGGAAATACAAATACAGGAGCTGTGAGGATATTCTGGAGGCTGTAAAACCGCTTCTGGCAGAAACAAAGACTGTGTTAAGCGTCACAGATCGGATAGAAGTTGTCGGGGATAGAATATACGTCAGGGCAGAAGCTCATCTGAACGACTGTGAAGATACCGGCGAGATTACAACCGTTGCTTATGCAAGGGAAGAAGAGTCAAAAAAAGGCATGGATTCTTCCCAGGTTACAGGCGCAGCGTCATCTTATGCAAGAAAGTATGCGCTGAATGGTTTGTTCTGCATTGATGACAACAAAGACAGTGATTCTACCAATACAGGTAGCAGCGGAAAAACAGCAGCTAAAAAGCCAGAATCAAAAGAACCTGTTGAGATGATTGCTTCAGAAAATGTAATGAGCATCCAGAACATCATTGACAAATATCCGAGTTCTAACTTGTTTGAACAGATTAAAACTCGTTTCAAGGTAGACGATGTGAAAGGACTCACAAAAGAAAAAGGGCAAAAATGTCTCAAAATGTTGATTGAGTACGATAAACAGCATAGTGGAAAGGAATAAAAAATGAACAAAGTTATTCTTGCAGGACGATTTACAAGAGATCCAGAAGTCAGATATACAAATGATGGAACATCAATCGTAAGATTTTCCATTGCAGTCAATAGAAGATTTGTAAAAGAGGGTTCTGATCAGAAAGCGGACTTTCTTAATTGTATTGCATTTGGAAAGTCTGCGGAATTTATCGAAAAATATTTCACAAAAGGCATGAAAGCAGATTTATCTGGAAGAATCCAGACAGGATCCTATACGAATAAAGACGGCGTGAAGGTATATACAACAGATATTGTTGTCGAGGAAATCGAATTCGGCGAAAGTAAAGGTTCTTCACAGGCACAGACAGCACCGCCTACACCGAATCCAGAAGCCGACCCGGACGGATTTATGAGCATTCCAGATGGAATTGATGAGGAGATGCCGTTCGCATGATACAAATTGACAGTAGGGAACATCAGAAAGTTATTGATGGCATTAAGAAAGCATTTGATGCAGCAAGGGAGAAATGGTTTGTGTCGAAGCTCTACGTCGGGGATTATATGAATTATGACAACCCTCGACTGGTTGTCGACCGAAAGCAAAATCTTTCCGAATTATGTGGAAATGTGTGTCAGCAGCACGAAAGATTCCGCGCTGAGATTATCCGGGCAAACGAAGCAGGAATAAAACTTGTCTTCTTATGCGAACACGGGAAAGGAATCGAAAAGCTGGACGATGTTCTCTGGTGGGAGAATCCCAGGGCGAAGAAGCGGGTTAAGAAAAATGGTATCTGGATTGAGCAAGAACAGAAAGTTATGCACGGCGATACGTTGTACAAAATTCTATGCACAATGCAGAGAAAATATGGCGTTGAGTTCCTATTTTGTGACAAAAAAAATACTGGAAAACGAATAATGGAGATTCTGTCGGATGGACAAAGAAACGATTAAACAGCAGAACAGTATGAGAGATGTTCTTTCCAGATACGGAATGATTCCGAACAGAGCTGGCTTTATCAGCTGCCCATTTCATTCCGGTGACCGTACTGCTTCAATGAAAATTTACAAAGACAGCTATTATTGCTTCGGATGTGGCGCGACAGGAGACATATTTACATTCGTTCAGAGCATGGATAATTGCGATTTTAAGACAGCCTTTCAGATTCTTGGTGGAACATACCATAAACCTGATTTTTCGTCCAGAATGGCAATATATCACGCTCAGAAGCAAAAAGAAATGAGAGAGAAGGCAGAGCGGAAGAAAAATGAAGAATTGCAGGAATGTTTGTCCGATATTGACTTTTACAGGTCTATTCTTGGCAGAGTAAAGCCATTATCAGATGGCTGGTGTGAAGCATGGAACAAATTACAGCTTGCATTATATAAGCATGGATTCATAACAGGATTGGAAGAAGGTGATTAAAGAAAATGGAACAGATTAACAAGCTCACATCAGAATCAATTCTGGAAGAAGAAGTGTTTAATGAGATATTCAAGCAAGAAGATGAAATTTACAAGGCACGTTTGACATTGACTCTTCTGGACAGAGCGAAAGAGCTTGGAGTAAAGAAGAAATTTGAGGATCTGTTAAAAGTCTACACAAAAGTACATAAGCAGATCCTTGAGAAAGAAAAGCAAGAGAAACCTGTATCCGCATTAAATCAATGGACAAATTTCTCTGATTGCGAATATGACCGCATGAAATGTCTTAACTGGATGGCAGATGATGAGGGAATCAGGATTTCAAATACAAATCCAGGATCACCGGATATTATAGCTTGTTATCACCCTATTCTTCCAATCGAACGAATGAAGAATCTGGAGACTGGAGAAGAGCAGATTAAGCTTGCATATAAGCGAAACGGTAAATGGTCTGAAATTATCGTTCCAAAGACAATGATTACATCCGCGACTAAAATCGTAGGGCTGTCAGCGTTGGGAATTTCAGTCACTTCGGAAAATGCGAAGTATCTGGTCCGGTATCTGTCGGACGTGGAAAATGCCAATGATGATTATATCAACATCCAATATTCTTCCAGTAAAATCGGGTGGATTCGAGATTATTTCCTGCCTTACGACAAGGATATCGTATTTGATGGCGATATGAGATTTCGTCAGTTATACGAAAGTATCAGTGTAGGTGGCAGCAGAGTAGAGTGGTATGAACATGTAAAAAAGGTTCGTGCTACTGGAAGAATCGAACCAAAAATCATGTTGGCTGCAAGTTTTGCAAGCATTCTAATTAAACTGGTCGGTGCTCTTCCATTCTTTGTGGACTTATGGGGCGAAACCGAGGGCGGTAAGACTGTAACGCTTATGTTGGGGGCTTCTGTCTGGGCGAATCCAGGTGAATCTAGGTACATAGGAGACTTTAAAACAACCGATGTGGCCCTGGAAGCAAAATCCGATATGCTCAACAACTTACCGCTAATTCTGGACGATACTTCCAAGGTATCTGCCAAGATTAGGGATAACTTTGAAGGGATTGTATACGATTTATGCTCAGGAAAAGGAAAGAGCCGCTCCAACAAGGAACTGGGAGTGAACCGGGAGAATCGCTGGCAGAACTGCATTCTAACCAATGGTGAGCGTCCGCTTGCTGGATATGTCAGTCAAGGTGGAGCTATTAACCGAATTATTGAGGTTGAGTGTTCCGAAAAGATATTTGATGATCCACAGCTTACCGCAGATACTCTTAAAAAGAACTACGGATACGCAGGAATCGATTTTGTGAACGCAGTCAAGGAAATGTCCATTGATGATATAAAAGCCATGCAGAAGCACTTTCAGAGCCTTATACAGGATGATGATAAAATGCAGAAACAGAGTATATCAATGAGCATTATCCTGACAGCAGATAAAATCGCAACAGATCAGCTGTTCCATGATGGCCAGTACATTGACATTGAGACGGCTAAGAATCTTCTGACAGAGAAAGAAATGGTATCTGAAAACGAACGCGCTTACTGGTTCGTGCTTGATAAGATTGCCATGAACGGAATTAAATTTGATGATAACCCAGATATCAAGACAGAAAGATGGGGAATTATCGACAATGATCCGGTAGAAAAAACGTCAACTGCAATAATCTATAGCGCAGCGTTTGATGATTTATGCAAAATCGGAAGATTCTCCAGAAAAGCATTTTTGTCATGGGCTGTCAAGAAAGGACTTGTGGAAACCGACAGCAGAGGATATCCGACCAAAGCAAAAAAACTTGACGGAATTGTCACCAAATGTGTGTTCTTGAAAATTGTAGATGAAATTCCAAAAGGTTTTGTGAATTGTAATGATGATTTTGAGATTACAGACGATATTGTGTTTGATTAACAAACAATTCGTCCAAAAGGTAACCGGGTAACCTAGGTAACCTTTGATTCTGTATATATATATTTAAGTATTTATATGCACATATTGAGTATAAAAGTTTCCCTATATGAGAAAGTCAGGGTTACTCGGTTACTCGGTTACCTACCTGTAAAATCAATGGTTTACACAAATTAGTACGGTTACATCTCGGTTACTGTGGGTTACTTATATTAAAATAATATAAATATATTATATTTATAAAATAAAATTAAATAGAGCGTATACAGTATATTGTATACAATATTCAAAGGAGATGATAAAAATAAAAGTAGAAGCAAAGGATATTCCGTATATTCAAAAATTTATGACTGAATTTTGGAAAGCTATAAAAGATTTCTATTCAGCCGAACTTACAGATGAATATTCCAAGCAGGCTACTGATCGTCTGATAGAGCTTGGAGAGTATGCGGAAATGTGTCCTGATGATAATGATAAACAGTTTATCAAGAATTGTCTAGTTGCTTTTAATAAGTTATTAGATTCCAAACAAAGGGAGTTGAGAAAGAATGTACAACACGAAGAATAGATACGAGCAGGGACAGGCTCTTAGAAAAGAAATCTACATGTATGTAGTAAGCTACTTTAAACTTGTTGGATACGCACCATCGGTCAGCGAGATTTGTGAGAAGGTAGATGCAAGCAGAGCCACCATCTGGAGACATTTGAACCAGCTTATTGATGATGGGTTGCTTAAAACAGCACACCCGAGTACTGATAGAGCCTATGCTCCGACAGGATACGGGTTCGGAAAGGTGAAGAAATGAATAAAATGCGTGAATATGAACGCGGCAGAGAAGATGGTCTTGACCTTGCTAGACGAATCACCAGAGAGGGCGGTCTTGAAGCCCTCGAAAAGGAATGCAGATTCAGGGGAGTAACAGGAATACATACTTCCCTGGCAAGAAAGGACCTGGACAAAGCATCTGAGAAGATCAAACAGCTTGTATCTGAATGCTGCGTGATCATGGCGATAGCTGTCCTGCATGATGAATTTGGATTCGGTCAGAAAAGATGCCAGAAGTTCATGACAGGCATGGACAAAGCTTCGGACTATATCGACCAGGGCTTGGCTGAATGGATTGATTATGTGCAGGCTATCAAGGAAGAACTGGGAATTGAATTAAGCTTTTCAGGAGAAATAAAAAGGAATGCAGAATAATGGGCAGGTAGCATTTGGCTAAATGAAAGTAGGACGAGAAATGAAAATTAAGTTAAAAGAAATCAGCAGAGACGATTTAAAGGTAGGAGATACCGTTGGAATTGCCAGAACGGTGAATTGCGGGTGGTTATCGACGTTCCGACATAGAAAAATTATTCCGGTTAAGATTACAAGAATTACTCCAAAAAGAACCAAGATCGAAACAGATATATATGAAGAACATGGAAAAGGCGAAAAGTTTTACGAATACGATGAAAATGCCAGAAAAGAAAATGAACTTGCGGAAAAGTTTGTTCTGGTAAAAGATATGGAGTTTGAACTTAACCAGTTTGAAAACAAATATGGGCTGAAACGGATGGATGACGAAGATATTCTCGAGATGGCTGATTACGTAGAAAAGATAATGAAAATTTTAGGCAAATACAGAAAGAAATAACGAATCCTCGGTAAACCGAGGCCATATCAAGATTAGCATGGTGAATTGATACGTAAATAAATACAGAAATCATGGAGGACTGCACAATAGCGTGCCAGTTGCTTACATGGGGAAAGTGAGGACACAAAATGAAATTCAAAAGTAATGCAAAATATAACAAAGAACTTAAAACCGGGAGTGTTTTTGCTTTAAAAAGCAATTCTTTGGGAATTGTTATCCACAAATACGTTGGTTGTGGAGATGCACTGTTTCTCAACTGTAGTGCATTGGATATTTTCAACTACGATCTTGAAACAGAAGATTTTGGCGAAGCTGTCAGTAAAGCGAAAGAAATTATCATGAGTAAAGTTAAGAAAATCAGAGAGGATGCTTACAAATTCTATTCAGACAACAACATTGAATTTGATAGATATTAAGGAGGACAAAAAATGAGCTACTGTGACGGAACCTGTAAGTATCTGAATGCAAGAAAACACAAATGCGAATTGACAGGAGAAAAACTCACATACATGAAACAGAGTTGTGGAATCGAGTATTCAGTGCATGAACACAGAGGATTCTGTGAGAAAGATAAGGAGGACACAAAATGAAATTATTTAAAACAGTAGATGAGAAATTAGCAAAAATTGGATTTACAAAAGAAAAAGAAGATAAGTATGGGTGTGTATATAAAAGAAAAGATAAGGAATATAATTTTACACAAAAAGTTGCTATTGTACACAAAAAATCTGGTAGACATATTTTACAGTCATATGATCCAGATTTAGGAGATGATGAAGGAATTGGAAATACTTGTGTTGGTCTTACAGGATATGAAATGAAACTGTTTATTAAAAAGATGAAGCAGTTAAAAATGTATGCGGGTAAGGAGGACACAAAATGTTAATCAGAAGTCAGGATAAAACAGCACTGGTAAAGTTTGAAAACATTGTAGTCAATCTAAAACTCCCAGATTCATTGAATGTTATATGTTGGAGTTGGCAGGATGCACAGAGAAGTGGAGGATATTTTATTTTAGGAAAATACTCCACAAAAGAAAAAGCCATGAAAGTACTGGATATGATTCAGGAAGCCTATGTAAATGGACATATTGATTATCAGATGCCAGAGGACAGTGAGGTGGTTGTATGATTACATTCTTATTAGGATTCACCCTTGGAACCATATTCGGAGTGGCTGGGCTTGTATGTGTGGCGATCATGTACGACAAGCACCACCCAGACGATTAGAAAGGAGAACGGTATGCTGACAAGGAACAAAAAGCTGAAAGACTACGGTATTCCGGCAGAAGACATTGAAAAACTGAATGCGATGCTGAAAGACTTTCCGGCAGAGTACGGATACCTGCTTTCCAGTGCCGCCTTGTCAGCTTGCCCGAAAAACACGGTGATAGCAGATATGGTTATTGAGAATATCTTGCACCGGAAAAGTTACAGGAAAATCAGCAGAGAAAGATATATCCCGATGAATCCGAAGGACTTTTACGGATACAGACGCAAGACCGTCGCTGTACTGTATGAGAGGATGCGGTTGTTGGGAATGTGGGAGGATGAATAAATGCGTTTAATTGATGCAGACAAAATAATTGACTCTCTTGGAAATTCGGATATGGATTTTGCAATAGGTGCAGTTATTGACGAACAGCCGACAGTTTTTGATGTAGATAAGGTTGTGGAGCGGTTAGAAGAAGAAAAGAAGAGAGCATTTAAACTATGTTTGGGAACTAATGACAGCACGCAAAGGCTGAAATACATTGAAAAAGAACAGACGATAGCTTTAGCAATCGAAATTGTAAAAGGTGGTGGAGTTGAATGAGAGAAATTCTTTTCAAGGGAAAGCGGATTGATAATGGAGAATGGGTTGAGGGATGTTACGCGGAATGCAATGGCAAGACATTCATTGGAATTGATATATCCATTGGCATTGATGATATATTTGAGGTTTTTTGTACTCCTGTAATTAGGTGGCTTGAAGTCGATCCAGAAACCCTCTGCCAGTTCACGGGGGAGACTGACAAGAACGGTAAGAGGATCTGGGAGAGCGATGTTGTTTGGCTTGTTTATGATGGGAAAGAACATATTTATCAGATAGT